GAACTGGAATCGAGCCTGCTCGATGTTCCCGGCTCGGTTACGACCACCCTGGATGATGGGGTCGAGGACCGATCCGATCATCGACTGACCGAAGGCGAGTGCCTTGTTGGTCAGGTTGTTCAGGACGCTGAAGCCGATGGCGCCCATCGCGTTGAACTTCGAGGATATGTTCTCGACACCCCTGGAGATGCCGGACAGATCGAAGTCGTTGGCTGCCTGCTTCATGCCAGACAGGTTCGACTTGACCTTGTCGAAGTTCAGGTTGCCCTTGAGATCGGCGAGAGCCTTCTTCGCAGACGCGACACCCGACTTGAAGGTGTCCGACTGGAACTTAAGAGCTACGACTTTCTCGTCAATGGGTGCACTCACAGGGCTTTCACCGCCTTTACTACGTCCGCTGCGATCTGGTCAAATATGGGAGCAATTGCCGGATTGATGTAGTCCCGACCGGCGACGTAGCCGCCTGTTCCCGTACCGTGTCCATACTGCAGGATGATGGCGATAGGAACCCCACTTACGATGTGGGAGTTGGTCCAGGATATGGTGACGTTCTTGCCGTCAGTCTCTACTTCGTAGGACCAAGCAGCTGCCGTCTTCCCGGACTCTTTGGGGGTCGATGCCGCAAGTGCAGAAGCACCCCGGGCACCGGCCCCCCTGAGGATCTGTGCGAAGTTGATTCGCTCGAGTTTCCCCAGCCAGGTCAGTGTGCGCACGAAGTCGCCGAGCGAGCTAATCGTGAACATACTTACCCTTAGATCTTGATCATGTAGTTGACGACCTGGTACGGCTGCAGGAGGCTCATGGCCGCACCGCCACCCGTACCGACTGTGCCACCACGGATCTGGACCTCGTCGTCGTACCGACCAGCCGACCAACCCGAGGCCACCGACTTACCACCGTTGGAACCGGTGTCCGAGGGGGCTCCGGTCTTCCAGGCCGACTGGGACTTGGTCATCGAGAGGGTCTGACCGGTCAGCGAGTGCGTGTGCGACGGCATCTCACTGACGGAGATCCGATGCGTCTGCTCACCAGCCGACTTACCCAGGGGGTTGAAGGCGGTGTTGCTCGAGAGGAGACCGATCGGTGAACGACCACGGAGGTCCGGCACGTTGAAGTTGGTCGTCGATGCCGTCGGGGTGAACGAGGAGCCGATCGCTGCGAAGAGGTTCGCGTAGGTGCCGGTTCGGGAGAGCGACTGACCCTGGCACAGGACGAATCCGGACGGCGCCGAGGAACGACCCGTTGCGACGATGGTACCCACCGGCATGAGGCCCGTCAGGTCGATCCCGAGGTCCGAAGTCGTCAGCGTGATCGCCGATCCGGTCTTGCCGTTGATCGAGCTGATGACACCGCCGGGACCCGTGTCACCCTTCGGCCCCTTGAGGTTTCCGAGTGCGAGTTCCTGACCGCCCCGAGTGATGAGCGTGAGGTTGCCGTCGGCGTCGACCTGCGCATCGATGATCTGTTCTTCGATGAGCTCCTGCATCTTGGCCGCAGTGAAGCCGGTTACTGTTGCCACGATGGCTCCTTGATCTATTCGGCGGTGGCGCTGGTGCTGAGCGTGTAGGTGTCGTCACTACCGGGCAAGAACTGTGCCAGGTCGTAGTCGATGATGAACTCAGTCCAGGATATGAACTGGATGATGTCGTCGGGCCCCTGAGCGGTCCAGGTGCCGTCCTTGTTGTCGGTGACCGTGACCACCTGCGCGTTCTTGAAGAACTTGATCAGCTCATCTGCGGTGGGCATCCGAGGGTTCTTGGATACCGTCCCGTAGAGGATGTCTTCGATCTGAGCCATGATGTACTTGGACACACGACGCGAATCGATGATGTAGTGAGCCGAGGGGTTCTTACCCGTCATCCGGATCGGCATTGTGGTCAGCGACCACGTGTGCTCGATGGGCGAAGGGGCGCCGGCTTCCGAAGAATATGCACGACCAGTGGGTGCTGCGAGAGCGTTGTAGACCAGGTGGATCTTGTAGCTCTGCCCAGCACCTCGACCGTCACCAACCTGGGTGCGGTACGAGAGGTCGAACATCTGACGGTCCTGGGAGTCGACGTAGAGACCCTTACCGTAGTAAGAGAGACCGTCGTTCTCCTCGAAGAAGAGGTCAGGAGCGGAGAAGGCGACCAGCGTGGCTGCGTACTCCTCCGTCGCGATCATCTGGTTGAACTTCTCACCGTCGAGGTAGAAGGAAGTGACGTCGGCACCGACCGGAGCCTGGGTGACGGACTTGATACCGTTCCAAGCTGCCGATCGACCAGCGGTCTTGCTGTAGACGACACCCTGATCGATGCCGTACTCGTACCGACGGTCTTCAGGGGCATTCCATTTGATACGAGCCATGCCCCTATCCCTTTCTAGCCGTGTGATCCGGACTTAGCACGTCGAGCCTGGTTCATCGCCTTACGGTTAGCGATGCTCTCGCGAGAGGCCGGCTTGCCCTTCTTGCCCTGGTTCTGGGCCTGCTCGTTGTTGATGTTGACCAGACGGATCAGGGTAAGCAGACGGTTGAGATGCCAGTCCTCAGCAGACCAATCGATCTGGAGGGAGATCATCCAACTGTAGATCTGCTCGGATGTGATCCGCTTCTTTGCTACGCCGGGCCGTTCAGGCTCAGCGGGAAGTATGGTTGCGCTCTGCGCTTCGGCGATGTACTCAGCCATGGCGTGAGCGTCTTCCTGGGTGATCAGATCCAGAACATCTGGTCCATTCGCCCCGGGGAGGAGCATCAACTTGAGATAGTCGAAGAATTCCTGGTCCGTCTTGTCGTCGGAGAGGAATGACTTCCCAGTCAATGACTCCCATTTTGACACGGAGGCCAAAGAATGCTCCATCTCGATGGGCACACCGCCAAAGCGAACAAACTTTCCAGTCTGATCGTCAAAGTGCTCGGTGGCACCGATCGTGATTCGAAGCATCCTTTGGCCTCCTAGTCATGTTGGGTGTTACTGGTTGGGCTCGGAGGCCGACTGGTCCTCCGTGACCGGGGCGTCCTCGACGTTGGTGTCCGTCTGGACCGGCGTGGAGTCAGCCGCGTTGGCGTCACCCTCGAGCTCCGGGTCCTGGTACGCCATCGACCGGTTGGCCGCCGACAGGGTGGAGAAGGACTGGACCGACCCGGTACCGACGAGGGACTTGACCTCGTCCGGCAGGGGGAGTCGAGCCTCGGCCGAGTCGGTGCCGTAGAGCACGTCCTCGAGCGCCTTGAGCTTCGCCTTGTCGACGGTGCGCGAGTCGATGACCAGCGTTGCCGTGGGCTTGAAGCCGGCGACCGCGACGGGCGTGGTCGTGAGCTCCCAGCTGAGGGTGATGGCCTCGGGCGAGTCGTTGACCGTGCCGTACGCCTTCTCCGACGGGGCCGCGAGAGCTCCGTAGATCAGGTGGATCTTGTACGCGAAGTCCTGACCCTGCGTGTCGTTGCCGACCTTGGTGCGGTACGCCAGACCGAACTGCTTGCGGGACTGCTGACCGATGGTGATGCCGGGGGCGATCTCCGCGGTACCGTCGCACTCCTCGAACGCGTCCGGGTACATGAAGGCCTCGATGGTGCCGCCGAACTCCTCAGCGGACACGAGGTTCAGGTACTTGATGTTGTCGGCGTACTGCGGCGAGGCCTCAGCTCCCGAGGGCGACTCGGTGACGGTGACGAGACCGTTCCAGGCCACACCCTCCGGGTACTCGCCGTCGACAGCCACGTAGAGGACGCCGTGGTCGACGCCGGTCTCGAAGATCCGCTCGCCTGCCTTGTCCCATTCGATGGTGGGCATGTTTTTGCTCTTCCTGCTAGAAGTGAAGGTTGATCACGTGATGGTTAAGGCCGTCGGCGGTAAACCAACGCTGATGGGCGGTCATCGGCAAGGCGTCCATGATGTTTCGCCAGATATGGCTATCAGGATCCTTGTCGATGACCGTCAGGACATACCGATCGGTTGAACGGAATGCCCGGTTGTCCGCGTGCTGATCCACTCTCGTGTCGTAGTGGTAAACAACACACGGATATACCATCTGCGCATTCGAAGGGGGCTGGAAGTAGGTCTTTGGAGCGAGCGTTCTCAGGATCGCATCGAGCTCAAGCCTTCGGTCCATGATACACCTCCCCCAAACGGAGAAGGAGCCGGGGCGGTACGGACGCGTCTACTTCAGACACTGTCCAATACGCCCCGGCCCACTTCACGTACCGTATGGCAAAGAAATGTTCATTGGCGAAAGCATCGGCAACAATGCTAATCGAGTTGCTCGCGTAAAGGTCGTAGTTGACCTTGTCCGCTACTTCTCGTTGCAGTCTGCTCTGACGAA